GGCTGGTCTTTAATTTCAGGCACCGTGGGATCACAGATCCAATAATGTTGAGCAATAGGATGAAACTTGATGTTGATGCTGTAGCCAGTTAGTTTGTATTTGGCTTTGTATATAGTGTTGCGTTTAATAGCAGTATCAAGGATTTCTTGTTGTCCGCTTACTTCGCTCTGTGCTAATTCTACTTGTTCTTGACCAATATTTTCTGTGGTGTATTCGTCGTCGTCAGCAATAGAGGCAACACGACTATCTAATAAATCCTGTGTCATCATTTCTTTTTGCTCGCCAAATAATTGCTGAACTTCAGCCATTACTTTTTCCATTTCAACATTGACCTGTCGTTTGCTTTGGCGTAATGCTGTCAGTCCGCTTTCTGCGGCTTGTTGTTCAAATGCTCTGAGTTGGTCATTATTGCCTTCAGTTTCAATATAACGGACAATTTGTTCCCTGATAGGTTTAATCATCATCATACCGTTTTTGTGTAAGTTAGCATCCATAATCCAACGCTCTAAAATAAAGTGCGGATCATTCATTTGGTTGATAACTTTACTCACCATATCAGTGGCTTGTCTTGCGGCTGCTTCGTCATCTTCTCCGTCGGCAATAAATTCAAAATTGATTTCACCACCTGGCATCAAACCTTTGGCAATAACGGCTGTGGTGTAATCCACAACTGGTTTAACGGTGGGGTGAATATAGTCGATGCCATTCACAGGAGCAGTTGAGTTTGTCACTGCCAAGCACAGATAGTGATAGTCCGAACTCCTATTTACAGCGTTCTTTGTAGCCAAGTATCGTAAGTAAGCAGCCATCTTTACATCCAACAGATTTTTTAAACGCACAAAGTTGGCGTTCTGCTTTCTGCTTTGGTTGATGTCTGTAATGATGGCGTTTTTTATGTCTAACATATGGGGTAATTACCTTTAGTTTATTCTATTATTTAGCGTTTTCTAATGCCGTGCGTATCTTGTCAAGTTCTTCTGGTGTGACCATAAAGAAAAATTCACGCCAACCCATTTCAGGAACATATTTTTTAATCTTTATAACATACTGGTCTTTGCCGTGTTTTCGTAGTGTTATGTCTAATTTGTAGTCTTCTCGGTCTGTAATCATTTCTTGCCCTTTATTCTGCTGAGTATGTCTTTTTCCAACTTGGTTTTTGACCTTCGTCATATTTAACATATCTATCACGTTGTGCTCTCATTCTCTGCTGACTGCTCATACCATCCCAGGGTTCTGCGATGCCTTGTAATACTGCTATCAATGCGTATCGGCAACTATCTATACAATCGTCGGGATCGCTGAATCTGCCTTTTTCATCAACAAAATAGTTTTGTGCTTCTGTTAAAAAGTTCTGACAATTTTCATTTACAAAAAAAGTGCCCATTTCAAACATCTGTCTCATTTGGTTGATACCATAACTTTTATGGTTGGTTTGTTTGCCATATTGATCTGGTGGATTCATAATTGCCTTTTCATAGACATTTAATCCATACTCTTCAAACAACTCACGAATACTGCTACTACTCATTGTATATCTGCCCTGCGTTGAAGCATCTGCTGGTAATACGATGGGTGTGCCAAATACTTCAGGACGCAACAAGTGATTTACATATTGAGTAGGAACTGCTTCTGCGATGCCTTGTATAACAATCTGTCTGTGTAAGTAAGCCATCTTTTCGTTTGGCTCCCAATACATTAAACTAATCACGGTCTTGTCATTGACTAAACCAAGGTCAAGTGCTATAACTCGTTGGATGTTTGGCATTCTGTTAAAATCTACTTCACCAGTTTTGTAAGTCACTGCTGTCCAATCAGCCAACTGGAATACAGCACCCTTACCCATAACAGGCTTACCTGCTATTCTGGCTTCTCGCTCGTGTGGTAGATAATCACGCTCAAGTTGTCGTCTTGTTTCTTTTAATAAAAATGGCTGACCCCAGGGGTCGTATTCAGGACAATCATCCCAACTTACCCTGATGTAGTTGTAGCCTTCTTCTCTGTTCCAGAATTTACTTACAAGTCCATTTAGTCCTTTAAGTGGAGTGAATGAGCACAGGATTTTTCCCTGCGTGGTAGCAGTTCGAGTGACGATTTCACTGAAGAAATCATCAGGCGGTTGTTCATCGAACACAGCCATATTGAGTTTAAAACCTTGTAATTGACGAACCTCCTGAGTATAATTTGCGAATAGCAAATAACTATTAGCCCCAGAAGTGTGACGAACCTCCACACCGATACAATTGGCACCATCATTTCGCATAGTATCAACAACAATACAAGAGCGAGGAATAGCACCAGTTCCCAGGTTTTGAGTAATTTTAACATCTTGAGTTCCTAACAATTCATTTTGTAGCACCAATGCTACCTGACTCCAGCCTTCACCAGCCACCATACAAGTTATGGGTGCTGTAAATCTGTGTCCGTTCCACCAATCAGGATATAAACCTGTTAAATGACAGGCTGTTTCAAAACAAGTAGATACGGTTTTACCAATACGATTGGCAGCCAATATACCTCTGCGTTGATGTTCGCCTGTGGCAAAGAATTTAAGTTGATGTTCAAAAGGTCTAAAGTATTTTAAACCATTAAACTTCATATCTTCAGCCACGGTGATAGCCAGATCCATTAGTTGGCTTTGTAATGAATCTGGTATGTTTTTAAGTGCGTCAGTGGTAAGACCGTGTTTATCCACGCTGAAGCGTAGTGCTCTTGCCATCAATACATCTTGTCCTAACATTATTCAGCCTTCATATCTTGTCTAATTTGATGGACATAAAACATTGCCTCTGCGAGGTGCTGTATTTCCGCACAACTTAAAATCCAAGTGTCAGGTTGTTGTAAGTCAGTGCCTTCAAGTTTAGTCAAACCAAGTTGTAGTCGCTCTGTGATTAAACGAAGGATATGCTCAACCTGATTTGGATACTTGTCAGCAAACGCTATACGATGACTGGCATTTACCTTTTGTAAAATAAGTGTGTCATTGTATCTGGCAGCGTCTTGTGCTGTTTTAATCTCTGCGTCACGGGCAGTCATTTTGTCAAATCCCAGGGATTGTTTTTAACAGAATCATCCAAACTAATGAATTCTCTGTCAATCCATACTTCCCATTGATTACTACGATTGACCTTAAATGTCATCATCATACCACGCAGGCGTTTGCCCTGTGGTGTCAATGTGCCATCTTCTCTGACAATAGTTTGTTCGCCAGTTCTGGGATCTATCCATTTAATAATTTCTGGGCGTGTTCTGCCAAACTTGTCTATTTTTTCACCAACTGGTTTCTGCTCCAATGGTCCAAGCACTTCATAACTAATCATACCATTTTTGTATTTCTTAAATAAAATATGGCATTTCTTATCCATTGCTCTGCTTTCTTCATCAGGGTGCGGAACAATAGGACTATAGAATAAGTTTTGAACTTGGCTACGGTCAGGTAAAGAAGGATCTCTGGCAGGAACTTCTTTAAGTGGTTCTTCGGGTATTAGTTCTGCTTTATCAATATAAGGATTGTTTTCACCCTTAAACTTGGCTTCAATCTCTACACCATTGAGTGTGTCCATTGCTATTTGATATTTGAGTTTATTTGCTCTGCCTTTTAAGTTTAACACGATGCCTGTTTCGTCAAAAACAAATCGTTCTAATTCTTTGGCTGTGGGAAAGTCAGTCATCAAGCCTTCTAAATCATATTCAGCGTTGGTGATTGCTTTAGGGGCTACTGCTTTTTTACTGGGTGTAGTATCTACTACTGGAGGCTCTGGTTTTTTGTCCCAGGGGTTGTCTTGATTGCTTGTTATCATTGCTTTTCCTTTCATAACTATACAATTAAAAGAGCAGTCTTGGACTGCTCTGTTATTTATACTATTTTAACCTTTTGTGGTGGGTTTTTTGTATTTGCCAGACAAACTGCTGGTGCTGGCTGTTGGGTTCTTTTTAGGTCCCTGTGGTAGATTTCTGGCAAGACCTTCTAATGCTGGTTTGACGTCAGGTGCTGTGCCTCTGCCACGCATCTCAAGTGCTGATGTCACCATATCGGCTAACTTTGATTTTTCACTGCTACTTGTAGATTTGGCATCCATAAAAGCACTACGCTTTTCAGCGTTGCCTGCGTTGCCAGTTTGAGGACCACGCTTTTGGTTGATTGGTTTGTTTGTTAGATTTTTCATTTTGTTTCCTTTATCCTACTATTGCTACTGGTGTAATATACACTGATACAGCACTTCCAGCACTGGCGGCAACATATACCGTAGTAAATGATCCAGAGCCTAATACCTGAATAAATTCTGTTTGTCCAGCACCGATAATTGTTCCAGCAGTTGCCACGGTTAAAACTGCGGTATTTGCGTCAAAACGCACTGGAACGGTAGAACTTGAATTTGTGACTTTTAAAAACAATGGTGTTTTTCCGCCACCAAGATTACCAGTGACTTCCGAAAATGTAATATCACCTGTTGCTGGAGTTGAATTGGCGGTCAATTCAAATGCTGGTCCTGCTATTTGATATACTGCCATTACATATTACCTTTCGTTGGACCACGGGCAAAATCAAAACGCTCTCTGCCAAGTTTAGGCATTGCGGTTGTTTGTCCATCCGATACTGCTTGGCGAACCTGTGATTTACCTGTGAATAATTCTTTGCCTACGCTGGGCATAGCAGTTCCACCACCTCTGGGTCCTTGCCCTTTGTTGATTAGTGCGTCTGGATTGCCGTGTTGGTTCATATTACCAGAGTATTTTTTTGAGCCTTTGGCAGCCTCGCCACCAATGGCATAAGATAAATTATCGTGTTTCATTTTGTTTTCCTTTTAACTGGTTTGGCTGTTTTAGCCGATTCTGTAAATGCCTTGGCTGTGGGAGCACCTTTGCTGCCTGGCTTTCTCATTTTCTCACCACTACCAGCCGCAATTCTATCACGCTTGGCATTGATGTTAGCATATAAACCGTTTTTCATAGTATTATTTAGCCTTAAAACTTGCTGTTGATCTGATCTATCAAACCACTCATACTTTGAACATATTGTTTCATTTGATCTACAACAGGTCCATAATCTTTTAAGTGGTCAAGACCTGGTCCGTTAGCACCACCACCACCACCTTGAATAGGTGTTGGATCAATACCAATACCGCCTTTACCACCACCAAAGCCTGGATCAGTAATAGGTGGGCTTGGCATTGGATATACATCAGGGCTTGGCATATCAAAACCAAATATTGGTTGGTCAATAGGATTACCACGCTCAACAGGTAATCCCATTTGAGGACCACCACCACCAAAGATAGGCTTATCTACTGGACCGCCTACTAATTGACCACGATTTTGTCCTGGAAATCTTGTCTCTCCGTTAGGACCACCAGGCATTCCCAAGAACGGACCACCGCCTATAGCATCTTTCATAGTTCGATTGACACCATCGGTCACATTATCAATCATCATTCCGCCAGCACCACTCATTTTATGTCTCCTGTTTTAATACCAGTTAGTTTTGATAATGCGTCGGCAAATGCCAGTTGTTTGGCTGTGACAGCATCAGCACTATCAGTGACTTCTATTTTAGCCAGACTATTCATAACTTTGCTTAAAATAAGATTGTGATATTTGATCACCGTGGCACTATCATTGTTTAATCTTGCTTTCATAAAATCTTCAATCAGCAGTTCTTCATAGTCTTTGCCCTGTGCTTGAGTAAAAACTTGATCTAATAAACCACTGATGGTAATAGCGTCTTTACTGCCTAACTTTCTTCCACAGCCAGGTCTATACCCACCGTGACTTTTTAAGTTGGGTTCTGCTTTGGTAGAAATCTTTTCTTTTTTCTTTGTTGTCATAATAGTATTTATACAGATTAAATAGTAGAGTATAGAAAGGAACTGATATGTTAAAATATACTTGGCGACCTGCCACTGGCACAGATGTGCCCAATATTGTCGCTATGGCTGAAAGCCATTTCCAAACTGAGATTGACAACATCTTTACTCCAAGTCCTATTGCTTATAGTAGAAACATAACTCTGGCTGTTGTCAATCAATTTTACTCTCCTAACTCTGAACTCCTTTCAGTTGCGGTTGATGATAATAATAAACTCGTTGCTTATACTTGGGCAAAGGCTAATGACTATGCGGCTTGGTCTTATGACCAGATGGTAAGTGTGCGTATGGCTCACGTTGATCTACACCTAACAAGTAGAGACAGAGTGCGACTACTAATAGATATGATGAAACTTTGGGAAGGTTTCGCATCTTTAATCAATGTCAAAATAATCTGTTCTACCACTATGCGTCACGATCAACAAGCATTTCTTAAACTTCACGCCAAGAACGGTTATGATGTCCGTGGCAGTTATGCTTATAAAAAATTACTCTAACACACTTCGCAACATCCATAAACTCTTGTTTATATCTAAAATCTGTTCTTGAGCATAGTTGGCTATTTCATCGTGCTCATCTTCTTCGGCTATTTCATTTAATTCTTTGTAGCACTCACAGAGTTGTTCCAAATCATCATAGACCATTTGTAGCAACTCGTCAGCACTACCTTCTATTGGATCTGTGGGTAATTCTGAGTTGTTGATAATTTCACTTAAATCTGTGGGCATAAACTCTTGTAGTGTGCGTAGCAATTCACCAATCACATCTATCTGTGCTTGTCTGCGTTCATATACACCCTGTAGCATTTTATGGTCACTGCGGAAAGTTCTGCCAGTGACATTTGCGTGGGCAGCGTGACTTCTGTAGTATGCTACGAAGTTGTCATAAAAGACTTGTGTTAGTTGTTCAGTTGTGTTCATAGTATTATTTACCCTGTTTCTTCTTGCCTTCTCTACTCTGCTTTAACATTTGTTCTGCTTCTGCTTGTAATTCAGCCATAGATTTTTGACCTTTTAACACTTTGCCAGTAGCAACATCAACTTGACGATATATTTTAGGTATAACATCTGGTTCTACCAATCTTGCTCGTATTTCAGCAGGCATATTATCATATGCCGAATTTCTAACAATTTCGTGACGGATGCCATTTTCTACAAAAGAACCTTCTGGTAAATGATTGTAATTTTGTTTAATGTTTGCTAAAAATATATCATTACTACTCAAT